TACTCTATTACCCGCTTGTACCTGTTCGACCCCAAGCCTTTTGCATCATCTCCACGATTGCCCGCTTCTCGTCCTCCGATCGACCTTGGAAAAATCGGGTCATCCAGTCATCGAGAGGATGGCGCAAAAGAGCCTCGGGCGGGTCCGCCTCAAGAAAAGCCGCTATCCTGATAAGCATGTCGTTTTGTGGCTTCTGCCCCTTCAGCCATCGATAGACCTGGCTCGGTGTGGATAGGTCGAGAGCCTCAACCATGTCGGCCACGGACTTCCCGCGATGCTCCATCCACTCGCCAATATAATGGATCTTAACCTCGAACGGTTTCGAGGGATCGAACTTCTCCTCTGGCGTGGCGCGCGGCTTGGTGCGCAGTCGGACGGGCTTTGGCATGTGGCAGATTTTACCAAAGCGAAAAAAGGTGTCGTCTGCATAACGTGCGAACTTTCCGCTTTACAAGTTTCGCACAATCTGCGAAAAAAGACGAATGCAAACCAAAACTGCTTTCGCCAGCTTCAGGAAAACAGGCACCTCCAAGCGCAAGCTCCAAGAGGTTGCCGAGCTCTTCGGAGTCAATAAGGCCACGATCATTCGGTGGGAGAATGGCGAGGTTCCGCTCCCCGCAAAGCGTCTGAAAGAATTTGAGGATATTACCGGCATTCCGCGCCAGCAGCTCCGCCCCGATTTGTTCGAAGGGATGGACGCCTAATGCGCCAGCTTCCTCAACCTCTCCCCGCCGCAACAGGCGAAGCCCATAGCCTTCATGGTCATCTGTATGGAGTCCATCACGGCCTTGGATGGCATGACGAGGCGAGCGACGACGATGTAGTCCACGCTCCCGGCGTAATCGTGCAGGGACTTCTGGCGGGCATACAGGGTGAACCTGAAATTGCCATCTCCCAGGTCCTCGGCGTCGGCAAGACCAGTGCAGAAGATGTCCGGCACGATGGCCGGCTCGACAAGCAGATGCTCCATTTCTCAAGCCCCTTGGACAGCCGTGGTTGTTTGTCGGCTCAGGGTCAGGCTGGGGCATTTCGCGGCGCACCGACAAGGGCTGTTTCCAGACTGTTCAGCTTAAGATTCGCTTATGGCTCACGAACGGTTAACGACTGCAACGAGCGCGTGAAATATTCGCGTCCTGCTTTCATAAGCGGCGCCTCATATGCGCGAGGCATCAATTCTGATCTCTGCGCAACAACAAATGATGCAGCGGGGTTGATGTCATGAGCGAGACCATGATCGAGCGCATTGCGAAGGCGATAAGTGACGCCATTGATCCAACAAGCGGCGACCCCATTGGCGTCACCTTTCATCACTCCGAATTTGTCGAAGGCGAGACGATTCAGGAGCAGCTTGAGCAGGTAAAATCCATCTGCCTTGCCGCCGCACGCGCTGCTATCGAGGCGATGCGCAATCCGACGGCGGAGATGGTGGAGGCGGGCCTTTCTGCTGTCTCTGACGTCACGGTTCGTGAACCGAAGGGAACTGCATGGGACGCGCTCCGCTTCCATCGTGCCATGATCGACGCCGCTCTCTCCCAATCTCCCAGCTCGCTGCCCTCGGAGGATCGCTAGATGAGCGAGATCCTGCCTTGCCCAGTTTGTGGAAGCGGTAGGTTTGCCACCATCACCGCATGGGTGGAAGAACCCGGCTTCGGCTACACAGTTAATTGTAACGCATGCGGCTGGAATGACAGCCGTGGCTGCGGCGCAAGCGGCGGATGGGGAGAAACCCCAGAGGAAGCCATCGCCATCTGGAACCGTCGCGCTACACCAGTTCCCCCCTCGCTGCCCACCCCTGCAGCGACGCCGACAGATTCCGCAAACCCACCCCCGGTGGAATCTGTCGGCCCCAATTCCGAGGCGCAGCCATGAGCGTTGGCTATCCGATTTCAAACACACCATCCATCCATCGAAAGATTGATGGCCCGATGCTGGTGATGCGCAATGGAGAATGCCATTTCCTCACATGGCGCGAGCGCATCGCCTATTTCTTCGGGCTCGTAGATGCAGTTTTGCTTGAGCAGAAATATCGTCCACAATTGGCCAGGTCGGTTGTTGAGCACCATCTTATCCATTCCGTGCATGATCTTCTCGGGGCGCTTTGGGAACTCCATGACTGGCCTTCCAGAGAAGCTTTCGATGCCGATCCGAGCGTCAAGCATGCGCTGTCCGCCCTTCGCATGGCTTCATCCACCAATCCCCAGGAGCAGAAGCCGTGAGCCGACTGTTCGCAGCAGCATTGCTTGCCGCAGCTGCTTACTGGCTGGCACGTGGTGCTGGCATCCCAGCATGGCGAGATTGGGAGCCGGGTGACGCTGCTGATATTGCGCTCTGCGTTTTCTATGCCGTCTGGCTTCTCGCTCCACGGGTGCCAGCATGACATCACAACTTTTCCCGATGCGCGTTGCCGTTCAGAACCGGCATCGTAAACCCGCTGGCTATCGTATCCGCATCGTGGGGCGGGCAGGCGATAGAGACACCCGAGTTTCCTCCCCTCGGTCCAGCATTTGGTCGATTAACGTCAACCTGCCCGCATACCAATCCGCTGCCGTTTTCCCCACTTCCGGCAGTGTGATCGCAGCCTTCCTCCCAAGGTTGCGTAGACTGGCGGCCAGAACTCTTGAGCGCTTCGTACCCCTTGTGTGCGCTCGGGCTCTGGCCGCCATTTTCTCCCGGATACGCAGGGACATACGTCCGGGATTGCTGAATTTCTGCCGGCATTTCGGCTCCGGCAAGCCTTCGTTTCTTCGCGTTGCGTTCGTCAATGATTGCCGTCAACCGGCGAACCGCATCCGCAGTACTTTCCAGTTCGCGCCAATCTCTCCGTCTGTCGTTGTTCATATGAGCAACTCTGACAGAAGGAAGAGACAAGGTGTCGTCACGTAAGGACAAGGACAATAGCATGAGTGACACGGTGTATTACAGCGGGGTGATGCGCGAGGCCTACCCAGTGCCTCGCCGTTATTCAACTGTGAAGGCGGCTTTGAACGAAGCTGTTCGTTTCATAGCTCCGAAAGTCAGTAAGGATTTTTCACACAGGCGCGCCAGAGCGATCTGGGAAGGGCGCGCAAGGAGAATAGATGCGGAAGAAGCGGCCGCACTGCGGCTTGCCGAAATAGAGGAAAGCCGGCGTGAACAAAGAGAACTTAGGCAACGTCTTGCTCGGCTGGATGCGGCGCTTGCCGTGGCCGATGAGGCGTTCCATTGCGAAGCGCGCGCAGCGGTGCAGTCACAGATGGGCGGACTTCGCAACCTGGATATGCCCAGAAATCACGGAGAGTGAATGATGTGCACGGTGTCGATGGTCGCTGACCACTACAGGGACAATTTCATTCAGCGATGGCCGCATCCAAATCCGATCCATCCGTTGAGCACGGCGGCCTTCACGATTCCTCCGGTGTCCCGAGAGGAGTTCAACGCTCTCAAGGCCGAGGTTGAGGACATGAAGAAGCTCCTCCTTCGCGCCAAGGACTACGATGAACGCAACGGCGAACCTCATTGCGAAATGGATGAGAAGGTCGCGCTTCTGAAGAAGGTGGCAGAGGCCGTTGGCGTCAATCTGGACGAGGTGTTCGGCGATGGCCACCAAGACTGAAACATCCAGATCGGGCGGCATCGGCTTTTGCGGGATGCTCACCATCCTCTTCATCGGCCTCAAGCTGACGAACTACATCGACTGGTCATGGTGGTGGGTACTGTCCCCTCTATGGATACCGATAGCGGCTGCTCTGAGCATTGTAGCCGCCATCACTCTCATCGCCGGCATATTCGCCATTATCGACAGGTGATCGCCATGAACGCCCCGTTTGAACACACCAAGCCTCAACGTGTTGTCGCCCTTGACGGGATTTGGGAAATCGACTCCACCGGCCATTACCAGCGGGTGGAGATCTTCGAGGAAGAGCCGATCTACAGGTGCGCCGGGCTCATCATCCTCGCGCTCTGCATCATAGGCTGGGCAGCTTTCGCAGGCATGGCCTACTGCCTCTATCAGCTTGTCGAGGTCATTGCTGGATGATCCGCGTCGCGATTTCCGAGATGCCGCCTTCAGCCAATGGCATGCGCGCCCACTTCATTGCTGATGGGAAAGTCCGCTCAGTCAAGAGCAAGACCTATGCGGCATGGAAAAAGGCAGCAGCATGGGAAATAGCGGCGGCTCGTCCTGGCACGATCAAGGGGCCGTATCGCCTTTACATAGCCGTACAGCGCGATTGGAGAAGCAAGAGGACTCGTGACCTCGATAACCTTCTGAAGCCCTGTTCTGACGCCCTGGTGGCCGCTGGCGTTGTTACCGATGACAGCTTGGCCGAAGAGGTCAACGCAAAGTGGGCAGACAATCTCGGCGGCCCCGCTGTCGTTGCCCTGATTTGCCCAGCCGAGGAGGCTATGGCCGCATGAAGAGTACAGTGTATATCGATTTTGCCTGCAACGATCCGGACAATGGCATGTTCTCCGGCAAGGCAATGATGGCCACCTATGGCGACATCGAACTCGAAGCGCCCGGCTGGCAAGAATATGCCTTCACGGCCGGCGCCGGGTTCATCCGCATTCATCGCCGCAATTTCAAGATCGTCGGCTCGAAAGATTGGTTCGGCAATTGGTGCTGGAACCGATATGCGCTTCGCCGGTCAGAAGCGAAGCGCCTGCTTGCAACACTGCGCAAAAATGGGTGGCGCTGCACCTGCGGACCATGCCGCTGGTACGATTGGTTCAACGGCAAAAGCGCAGCTCGTTTGGAAGCCGCCTAGACGCATTCAATAGGGCGCCAAGCCCTGATTTGAGGGATTGAGTAATGACTTTGCCAAAGAAATTCGTCGACGACATGCTGGCCGACGCCGAAAGCTTCATTGAAGCTTACCATGATAAACTGTCCCCTCTTTGCGATAGCCCCATCGAGGAGCTTTTCGCCACCGCCTTTCTGTTCTGCAATGCCATGCGGAATGATCCGGTCGCGGTGATCTCGGACAAAAGTGAAACGACGAAAGATGGGCGCCGGTGGTTCATCGAGCCGCAAGTAACTCTTCTGGGTGCGCGGGTCGATTTCCTCATAGGGGTTTACCCTAAAGTGGATGGCCAATTCGTCATAGTCGAATGTGACGGGCACGATTTCCATGAGCGAACACCCAAGCAAGCCGCGAGAGATCGATCCAGGGACCGGGCGTTCCAGGCCGCTGGGTACAAGATATTCCGCTTCACCGGCACAGAAATCCATCGCAAGCCGAGCGAGTGCGCTCGCGACGTCGTGAAGGAACTACTCAAGATGGTTGGGGAGTGGTGAAATGCCTCAGCACTCCGCCATTCTCGACGCACTTCTCAGTGTCCTTGACGAAGACCATGCCTATGCGGTGGTCGAGCATCGCCGCGTTACTATCAAGAAGCCTCTCACTGCCTATGGGGCAAAGCGCCTGGCTTCCAAATTGGCGGCATGGGGCGACGCCAACGAGGCGGCCGACATTATGATCGACCGGCTGTGGCAGGGCTTTGAGCCGGAATGGGTCAGAGACCGCAGCCGACCGGCCAACCAATCGGCACACAACGAGATTCTCGACGCGATCATTCGAGGCGAAAATGTATCACGACCATCAGCCAAGACCATCGACGCAAGCCACGAACGCACAAATGGCGGAAGCGCTCCAGGTGCTGTTCGACTCTATGCGGTTCCCCCCGGGCGTTGATGAGAAGCGCGCGATCTTTGGCTATATGACTGCGCTCAGCGGATTTACAGTTGAGGCAATCGAGGCGGGTATCCGGAAGTTCCTCCGAGGTGAGTGCGAGGGTGTAAACCCCAAGTATTGCCCCCACCCGCCTGAGCTAGCACACATCGTGCGGACGGCAGTCATTCCGGGACGTACGCACCAGCCAACGCTTCCCAAGCCTGAGCACAGGTGGCTCCCGGGCGAACGCGAGCGCATGCGGCTCAAGATGCCGATGTGGCGCCATGCCTTCGCTACTGGGCTAATGGATCAGCTAAATGCTGCGAACCGCCAAGGGTTCGGCGCCATGGTCGTCCTTGCCAATAAATGGGGCATTAAGGTTCCCGACGAGCTTTTGCAGGACGAGGAACGAACCGAGCGCGAGTGGCGCATTGCCGGCAATCGAGCCCGCGCCGCCATGGAAGCCAGTCCGCCGCCCTTCATGCGTCGTCAATTGCAGTCAGTGGAGTAGCAGATGCGTACACCTTGGTTCCAGATCATTGATGTCGTCGAGCCGCGCGGTCGGTCGATTGCGGATATCGCGGCCGAATGCGCGGAGGAATTTGGCGTCAACCTAAATGTCCTCCGCAGCCCGCTCATGTTCGACCACATAGTGGATGCTCGGCACAAAACGCTCGCGCGGATAAGGCAAGAACGCCCCGATCTCCGGTCGCATCAAGTGGCCGAGTATTTCCACCGGGAATCTTCAACTATCCGCCATAGCTGGCGAAAAACGGAAGGAAGGGCAGCATAGTGGCCTACGAGCAGAAAGACAATTCCGGTACCCTCTTCAAGAACGACAAGCGCGAGAAGGATTCGCACCCGCACGCCAAGGGGTCCGCGATGATTGACGGCATCGAGTACTGGGTAAGCGCCTGGACCAAGGACGGCTCAAAAGGAAAATTCCAGAGCCTTTCGTTCCAACGCAAGGAACAACGCCAACCCGAACGGCAGCAGCAAGCCAGCCGGCCGGAACCGCGCGAACTCGATGATGAAATCCCGTTCTGAGGAGAGGCCAAATGGAAACATGGGACGAAGCGAAGGTCAGATGGATGCTGGCAAGAGGGAGATCCTATACGGAAGTCGCGGCAATGTATGGCTTAACCGTGACAACAGTCCGACGTCGGCTTGACCCGGTCTATGCCGCCCATATCCGTGAGCGAACAAACCTGGCCCGCGCTCTCAAGCGCGGCCATGATGTAGCGACTGCATTCCGCTACCATCACCCGTCTGAACAGGACTTTGCTGAGAGACTAGCAGAAATACCTCCCGACACGCGCACGCTGACAGCCAGAATCTGCGGCGACCCCTTGCCGGGGCGCAGTGCTTTCGACCGGAGACAAAACGCATGACGTGGTATGCGATCCGCACTCATCCGGGCGCGCAGATGCCGCAACGTGAATTCGCGGTCGAAACGACGCGCAGCGCCAAGGGATATCGCATTGTGCCAAGTCTCAACGCGACCGTATCGGCAATAGAGCGGGCGCTTTCGGATGCCGGATTCGTCCACTACATGCCATCGGAGAAACGGTTGATCCGCGATAGGCGCCGGACCGATCTCTGGAAGGCGAGACGGTTTGCGCTGCTCACAGGCTATGTGTTCATCAAAGGGCCGTGCAATTTCCTGCGCCTTCAGGAGGTGCCTGGAGTGGCCGGGATCGTAGGGTGCGCTGGACGGCCATTGCCAATAGCGCTAACCGATATCCTCGTACTCCGCTCCGCTGAGGCACAATCAGAGGCGGCATTCGACAAGCAGGCCATCAATCAGCAGCGCGCTATACGGAAAAGAGCCAGGAACCAGGGCGATAAGAAGCTGATGTCATTGGTCAAAAGCCTCGATGTTACGGGCATAACGACCGTCGAGATCGATGCGCCGCTTCTGGTTGCATAGGGGCTTGCGTCAGAAAGAGTTTGCCTATATATTTTCTACAGGTGATTTGCGGGTTCTCCCGCAAAGAAGCGGAAGCGGCAGGGACCCGTCACGGCTTCCCCCTCGAAACCCGATCAAATCGGGTAATCCATATCTTTGCCCAAAATCAGAGAAACGCGCGCCGGGGCAATCCCTTGCGCCAGAATATCAGCCGGGCGCGCAAGCGCGTTAAGGATGCTGGTAGCCTCAGACAGCCGCTAAGTTTCCGTGGTGGCGCGCGTTCATATTTGCCGGTATCGGGCCTCGCTCTGACGAGCATGGCCGCGAATAAGCGCAGACCTTCGTGGTCGCCACCGGCAAGCCCCAACACCGAGCCGGAGGGCGTATGCCGACACTACGCTCACCGCTGCGAAGCCCGCTTAGATCATCGATCTTCAATCCACTGACCGGCGGGGGGTTGACCGGTACGATAGCCGATTTCCCCCAGGACCTCGATTGGACAGTTCCATCAGTTAAGGGTGGGCCTCAGTCATTCTCGGGCTCTCCGGGTGCTGGGAATCTCTTTCGTCAAGGCGGCAATGCAGTCGTCTGTTATGCCCCCAATGCGTCTGGCACGTTGTCAGCGATGTCCTCGACGGCCTTCCGTCGGACCAATCTGGGCGAGTGGCAGTACCCTTCGATCAACGTCCGCAACCTGTGGAACCGCGACCTGACTAATGCTGTCTGGGTTGCTACCAACGGAACGGCGACAAAGAACCAGACCGGGGCGGACGGAGCGGCCAACGCCGCGTCTCTGATAACTGCCACGTCTGCCAATGCGACCTTCCTTCAAGCAACCACCAATGCATCGGCAAATTGGGTGTTTCAGGTCGACCCTCGCCGCGTGTCCGGAACCGGTACGCTTGAAATGACGATGGACGGCGGAACGACTTGGACCGTTGTCACCCCGGCCAGTTCATCGTTCGACGTGATGAACCCGAAGGTCATCAATCAATCTGCCGTCACGAATCCATCTGTCGGGTTTCGCATCGCGACTTCCGGTGATAGTTTTGCCGTCGATTTCACGATGCTCTTTGCCCAGCCTACGAACTACCCGGCCAATATCCCTATTCATAGCCGGCCAATCACCACTTCAGCGACAGTCCAGACGTTCCTTGAGCGCGCCTACGCGTCCTTCCCGGACAATTCACCCCTTGCGATTATCGCTCGTGGCCCCTTCGCGTTCTATCTCCAGCAACGCGGTTACCCGAACCATCCGATAACGTCGGCCTCGAATTTCCAAGTCAGCGTCGCGCCAGACGGCACTATCAAATTTCAGAATGGTGCATCCGGGCAGTGTGTGACCGCAGCCGGCATCTGGAAAACGGGCTTGAGCCAGGTCAACAAGATTGCCGGCTGGTGTGATGGATCTACGCTTAAAATGGCCGCGAACGGCTCGCTGGCAGGTGCTGCGACCGGAACAATAGGCCTCGATCCAGCGCTCGATCACTGGGATCTCGGAACAAACGGCGCTGGGGCAAACTCAATCTTCGGTATCAATGAACGCGTCGCAATGGGTCCGAACCTGACGTTCACCGATGCGCAACTTCAGCAGATGACGACGTAAGGAGCCGTTATGGCTAACAGGGTAGTCGATACGCTTGCGGCGACGGGGACCGGCACGGCGATAACCGTTCAGACCGGATGGTTGTCTCTCACGGGAACATGGACCGGCACTGTAAATCTGCAGACAGGTCCGAATCCTGACGGCTCGTGGTCGAACATGACGGACGCCAGCGGCAACGTGATTGCTCTGACGGTCAACACGAACTGTCCGATCGACAACGCCATTCCGATGTCGATGAGAGTTAACTTCACGCGCACCACGGGAACTCTGGTGGCTGCGCTCACGAGTCAGATTCCCGCCTGAAATGTTCACCTGGCTGGTGATGGATGCAGGGCAGAAAGATGCACTCGTAGCTCTTGGCACAACGGAACAGTTTGCCCCAAGAGTAATCACCACATCGGAACTGGCTGGCAAATGGGCCAGTCCTATCAGTCTCCTTGACGACCCAAAGTATGCGGAGTGGGCGCAAGGGCTTTCTTTCCTTCCGCTCCGCACACTAAGCGCCGACGCGCTCTTCGCCTGAAACCTCAACCCTGTCCTGAAGCACAGGCCCGACCGGCCTGCTCAACATCCATGTCGAAAGGAATATGAAATGGCCGGACTCTACACTCCTGGCGTCCAGACGGACAACCTCATCACCGGCAGCGAGCACATCGTTGTCGATACCTTCCTGCCGAGCGGTCAGGTACCGCAGACTGCGAAGCTCTCGCTCGCTCGTCTGGCGATGGCCATGACCTACCTCTCCAACAACCTGAGCACGACCCCGGTTGCCGGCACCCGCTATTATGTCGATACCTCGATCGGCACCGATGGCACTGTTGTCACCGGCATCCGCGCTCTGATCGGCGCCACTGGTGGCACGGACAAGTTCATCTATGAACTGCATGACAGCGCCGGTAACCTCGTGGCCACCACGGCTCTTGCTGGCGTGACTGTTGGCACCGCTGGTACCTGGCAGGCCATTCCATTCACCGCTCCCGTGACGGTCAATGCTGGCACGTACTTCATCGTCGTGCAGAACAACGGCACCACGGCCCGCATTGCCACCTACAATGCTCCGGTCTCGCCGCTGCTCACTGGTTCGGCCACCGGCACGTTCGGTACCTCTGCCGCCATCACGCCTCCGACGACCTACACCGCAGGCGTCGGCCCCGTGGCGATGCTCTACTAAGTCAAGATCGGCGGGGTGGCATGAGGCTGCCCCGCCTTCTCCACCTATGCGCCGAGGTGCATCCAAATGAGCGCTCTTTCCAGAATCCTCAATCGCCTCTTTCATAGGAACAAGCCAATGCCCGCAGTGGATTTCTCGGCCCTCAGTGCCGAAATCGATAACATCGCCGCCAACGTCCAGAAGGTTGCATCCGAACTCGCCAATGCGACCGCCACTCAAGCCGCACTCGATGCCGAGAAGGCCACTCATGCCGCCGACAAGGCTCTCCTCGATCAGGCCAACGCCGATCTGGCATCGTCTCAGTCAGCCGTTGCCGATCTGACGGTAAAGCTCAAGGCGGCCGATGACGCGCTCGCTGCTGCGCTGCCGGCACAGAGCGCATAAGGTTCGCCAATGGCGTCTGGCTCGACATCATTTGGTTTCGCGTAATGGCTCGCCCGTCCGATTTCTCGCAAGAGACGGCAGAAATCATATGCAAGCGCATTGCTGATGAGACTGACAGGTTGCCTGGCAGGCCAACGGAATACGACCCCTCATATGTGGAACAGGCCGCGAAGCTTTGCGCGCTCGGCGCCACCGACGACGAGATGGCTGACTTCTTCGATGTCCATCGAGCCACGCTCTATCGCTGGAAGCTAGAATATCCCGAATTTTGCGACGCCATAAAAAGCGCCAAGGAAATTGCTGACGAGAGGGTCGAGCGTAGCCTGTATCAGAAGGCAACCGGCTACGACTTCACTGAAGAGCAGGCGATCAAGATCAAGGTTGAGCAATACAAGGAAGAGGTTGAAGTGGTTGAGGTGCGCAAGCATGTCGCTGCCGATACCACAGCAGCCATCTTCTGGTTGAAGAACCGTCGCAAGGCTAACTGGCGCGATAAGATTGATCACGAGCTGACGGGTGCCGATGGTGGTCCGATCAAGACTGATACGCGCTTTGAAATCGTCCTCGTTTCCTCGAAGCCGTCAGAATAGCATTGAACGACATAGCGCTTAAACGGGCCGAGTTTCCCGAGAAGCTATCCGTCCTCTTCCAGCCCGCGCCGTACAAGGTTCTTCATGGCGGACGCGGTGGCGCCAAGACGTGGGGCATCTGTCGCGCCCTATTGATCCTGGGGGCTCGGAAGGCGCTCACCATCCTGTGCGCTCGCGAGTTTCAAAACTCGATCGAGGATTCCGTCTACAAGAATCTCTGCCAGCAAATCCCGATCTTGGGGCTGGAGGGCCACTACGAGATTCAGGCTACCAAGATATTCGGTCGCCCGGGGACTACCGCAGAGGGGACCGAGTTTTCATTCAGCGGTCTTCGCCGCAACGTCAAGAGCATCAAATCGAGGGAAGGCGTCGATATCCTCTTTGTGGAAGAAGCGGTCGATGTGTCCAAGACGACTTGGGACACGGTTGTCCCGACATTCCGCAAAGACCCTCCTGATGGACCATTCGGTCAGGGCTCCGAAATCTGGATCAGCTTCAACCCTGAACTTGAGACCGACGAGACTTACGCACGTTTCGTGAAGAACCCGCCGCCCGGTGCGGTGGTGGTTCCGATCAACTGGCGTGACAATCCGTGGTTTCCCGAGAAGCTTCGCGTCCTCAAGGACACCGCGCGGGAAAACGACCCTGACGGCTATCTGAATATCTGGGAAGGCCACTGCCGGAACTCGCTCGACGCAGCGGTCTACGCGAATGAGTTGCGAAAGGCCCAAGAAGATGGCCGCATCTGTGATGTCCCTTACCGTGAAGGCATTCCGGTTAGTGTGTTTGCTGATCTTGGCTATGCTGACTTTACATCTCTCTGGTTCGTCCAGAAAGTCGGGATGAACGTCCACGTCATTGATTTTCACCAGGATCAGTTCCAGTTCTGGCCTCACTACCTGAAGCTGCTACAGGAAAAGCGGTACTACTACGATAAAATCTGGCTCCCGCATGACGGAAGCCACAAGGATATCAGTCAGGTAGAGGCAGACAAGACGGTTCTGGGCCAGACCCGAGCGGCCGGCCTAAAGGTCGTCACCGTTCCGAATGTGACCGTAGCGGATGGCATCAATGCGGTCAGGACGGTGTTTCCGTCGCTCTACTTTGATGAAAAGAAGTGCGGCAACGGCCTGAACCACATCAGGCGCTATCGCTACAAGATCAAGGACGCTGGCAGCGCCGAACAATCGCATTCGCGTGAGCCGGTCCACGATGACGCCAGCCACGCGGCTGATGCACTTCGCTATCTCGCAGTAGGCTTCAAGGAAGGCGCCAAGGAGCGCAAATCCAAGTTGCCGCCGCCTCGCACCTCATCAGTCTCGGGAACGTCGCAAGGTTGGATGGGCTGATGAGCAAAAAAACTGACGACGACGACGACATCCTTCAGGAAGCCAAGAAGCGCTTTCAGGCTTGTGAGGACTGGGAAGCCGACTTCCGCAAGCGGTTCATTGAAGACCTGAAGTTTGCCAATGCCGATCCCGAGAACGGCTGGCAGTGGGATCAAGTTCTCCAGCAAAACCGCACCGACAAGCGCAAGCCATGCCTGACGATCAACAAGACGCGCCAGCACAACCTCCAGATCATCAACGACGCCAAGCAGAACAAGCCCGGCGTCAACATCCGGCCGGTTGGCGATGGTGCCACTTACGATGCAGCTCAGGTGTTCGAAGGCGTTGTGCGCCATATCGAATACCAGTCCAATGCAGAGCAGGCCTATGACACGGCTACGACCTTTCAGGTTGAAGGCGGCATCGGCTACTGGCGCGTCATCACCGATTATGTCTCGCCTGACACATTCGATCAGGAAATCTATATCCGACGCATCAAGAGCCCGGATTCGGTCTACCTCGATCCCGACATCCAGGAAGCGGATGGCTCCGACGCCCGCTTCGGCTTCATCTTCGAGGACGTGAGCCGCGATCGGTTCGAAGCCGAGTATCCTGATTACAAGGGCGATGCTGATCTTGACGTGATCGGGAAGGGCGATTTCTGGTGCTCGAAGGACAACGTTCGCATCGCTGAATATTATCGTCGGGAGCAGAAGGCAGACAAACTCGTCGCCTTTGTCGATCCGCTGACGCAGCAGCAAGTCATCGTCCGCAAGAGCGTGATGGATGACAACCAGAAGGCGATGTATGACCTGGTGAAGGGCGATCCAAGCACCAACGAGCGCAGCGTGCTCACTGACGAAGTGCAGTGGTTCAAGATTGCCGGCAACAAGATCATCGATCGCCGCATTTGGCCCGGCAAGTTCGTCCCCATCGTTCGTGTGATTGGTGAAGAGACGATCATCGAAGGCAAGATGGACCGCAAGGGCCATACTCGCGCGCTGAAAGATGCCCAGCGCATGTACAACTACTGGACATCGGAAGGCACCGCACAGGTCGCT